CCTTGGCATCCGTCTGAATGATGTTCTTGATGGCCCACGTCGCACCGCGCACCGTCACGCGATCTGCCGTTGTGATCGCCGCCGTGGCGCTGTCCTTGCGCAAGCGCAGGTGCCCCATGCCGACGCCAGACAGCGCGCCGCCCTCGACGGCCTCCTTGCCTGTGCGCTCCACCAGATCAGCCCAGCGGGTAACAAGCGCCTCCCAGCCGGTGTAGGTGTTGCCGTAGGCGTCAACAGCCCCTTCGGTCAGGCGCTCAAAAGCGGCCCGCTCGCGGAAACGTCCAATGCGGGCCATTGTCAGAACTGCGCCCGCGCCACGCGATAGGGCGCAATCAGATGCTCCACTGCGAAAGGTAGGGTTGCAGTGATGGTTCCGATCACGCTTTGCTCCCGGTTCTCATACCAGTGGCCCACCAGCAAAAGCGCCGCTTGCCGCAATGCTTGAGGCACATCAGACGCCGCATCGCCGTAGCCAGTGACATACGTCACCGTAATTGCATCAGCCCGGTCATAGACCACAGGCCACGAAGCACCCGCAGAAAGCTGCACCGTCGCATCCTGATCAGTCGCCGCCAGCCGGTAGCTTTCCGCCGGGAATGTCTGCTGCGCGTTGTCCGCGTCGTAGTAGGTGATGGACGTGATCGACTGCACACGCGGCACAGGAAGGCTCAGCCATTCGCTGCCGGGCGTGTCCGGCAAAGTGTAGGCCATCGTTTGGCTGATCAGCGCACGCCCCAAAATGCCATTGTCCGCGTCCAGATGATCCGTTGCCGCCTGCACAAGAGCGCTGATCAAGGCGTCATCGTCTGACACCTCAACACGCACATGCTCCTTGGCCTCTGCCGTGGTCAGCAGCGGCGCAGAAGGTGCCGCCGTGCGCGTCAGATACCCGCGCACAGGTCTGGCCCCGTAGCGCATCACTTGTTCTCCGGTGCGGCCTTCGCCGCCTTCTTGTTCGGCTTCATCGCCAGTGCGCCGACAGAAAGCGCCGCCGCTTCCAGTTCAGGCGGGCACTCGTCGTCAGGCTGAAACTCGGTCGGGTAAATTTCCCCGTCCTTGCAGCCGCTGAACCGCTTGATGAATTTTGCCATTCCCGCCTCCGCTCGTGTCAGATCAGAGGGGGCGCAATGAACGCCCCCTCCAATGCCTGGATCAGCTTGCCGCGATCTTCAGCAGCTTGATCGCGTTGCTGTCTTTGATCTTGCCGCCGACGCGCTTGAACATGATGTAGCGAACGTAGCCAGGCTTGGTGACTTCATCGCGGACGATGCCCATGCCGACGCGATCCGCGATCAGGTAGCCGCGCTGGAAGTCACCGAAGGCCACGGGGAACGCATTCGCACCCACGTTCGGCATATCCTCGGCAACCGTGATCGGATAGCCGTGGATCATGTCGGGCACGCCAGCAGCAACCGCCGATTGCAGGAGGTAGCGCCCATCGCTGTCCTTGATCTTGGCGAGCGCCGCCATCGTCAGGGAGTTCATGCAGAACCGCGCGTTGCCGCGATATCCTGCCTTCAGCCCATACACGATGTCGTGGAACGTATCGAACGGATTGGAGGCCAGCGCCGCCGCTTGACCGGATGCCACGTATTGCAACACCCCGAAGGCCCGGGACGCGTCCGCTGTCGAAACCGGCGTGCCAGCCAAGAAGCCGGTAGGCTTGTTGGTGCCGTTGCCCGAAACGAACGCAGCACCTTCCGCGATTGCGAACTGCTCCACGCCAGACGCGGCCAGCCAGGCTTCCACGTCAAAGAACAGATCTTCCAGAGAATGGCGCGTCGCTTCCGGCTTTGCGGCAATCTCGCCGAAAGTCGGGGCGCATTCGCCGATGTCCGGCGTGTCGGTCTGGCTGCGCGAAGTCGTCTCACCCACCCATTCCGTCGCAAACCCGTTCAGGTCCACCAGTTCCTTGTAATCCGGCGTCCCCACCTGCACCACGCGGGCGATGGAGCGGATCGGGCTGATATCCTGCACCTGCTTGGCGATGTCTGTCGAGATGACCTCCGGAAGCGCATAGCCGCCGGAGCCTGCCGTGGAAGTGCGAACGTCTGTCGCCTTCGCTTGCAATTCATACATCTTCGCTTGAAGCGTCGGGTTGCCGGGGTTGCGAATGAAGGCGACGAAAGCCTCCTTGTATTCGTCCGCAGCCTCGCCCTTGGCCTCCAGGCCGCCGGGGCGGGATGCCTTGGTCTCGACTTCGGCCAGCCGCTTGTCGATAGCCGCCTGCGCCAGTTCTGCGTCCTGCTTGGCCTTCAGAGTGTCGGCCAAGTCGGCCTCCATCTTGGCCAGCTTTTCGCGATCCAGCGCGTCTGCCGATTTGATTTGCTCCACCTCAGCGCGCAGCGCCGCAATGGTCTTGTTGCCCTCTTCAATGAGGGGCTTGAGATCGTCCAGTGCCATGGTGTCCTCCTATGGCGTTCAGAGAGTGAGGCGAGCCTTGAGAAGCTCCGCCAGTTCATCCGCGCCATCGCCAGCGTCCTGCATGGCCTTGATCGCGTCGTATCCGCCAGCCATCAGCTTGCGGGCAACGGAACGGGCCAGCCCAGCGTCCTGCGTGAGCAGCCGTTCCAGTTCTCGGGGCGTCATGTCTGCGGCCTTGACCGCATTCACGCGCGCTTGTTCGTTCATCGGGAAGGTCACGAGGGACACTTCCCACAGGTCGGCTTGGGTGATGACCCGCGCACCATCGCGCTTTTCCGCTTGGATCGTCCGGTAGCCGATGGACAAGCCGTCCACCGCGCCCGCCTTGACCATCTCGTAAGCCTCAGACCCACGCGTGATCTTGGTCAGGAAGCGGCCTTTGACCCGCAGGCCGTTGGCGTCCTCAGACATTTCGTCCCAAACACCGATCACCTTGTCCGGGTCGTGCTGCATCAGCATCCGCACGCGCCGCCCGGACTTGAGAGACTGGGAGAAAGCCCCAGGCGCAACGATGTCGCCGCCGTTGTCCAACGTCCCGAACACAGACCCGTAGCCTTCGATCTGGCCATCACCGTCCGCCTTCCATTCAACGTCCAGAAACTTATGCTCCATCGGCCTCGCCCTCCGGGTTCATTGCGCCGCGCGGCACCTGGTTTGCCCAGTCCTCAGCGACAGGGTTCATGTCCCGCTCTGCGCGAATTTCGTTAGGCGTCATCCAGCCGGGTTGACCACCAGCCCCCAGCGCCTTCGTGTAGTAATCGGCTTGGTCCTTGAAATCGCCGCGCGTCAGCCCGCGCTCGTCCAGATCCACCCGCAGGCCATCAGCAAAGCCCAGCACGTCCCGATCCGCCGCCTGCTCGAAACGCTTCATCCACGGGCCAAGCGTATGGATCGTGTGCATCCTGAACATCTGCTCAGCACTGGCGTAGGTCGCCGCCTTGTCTGCCTGCATCAGCATGATCGGCTGCACCCGGAAAACGCGGGCGATCTCTTCGATTTGAAGCCGCCGCGTCTCGATGTATTGCGCGTCGACGCTGGTCATCGTCATGGACTGGAACTTGGCGTCACCGTCTAGGATGGCGATGCCACCCTCGCCACCGGCGCCGAAACGCTGCTGCCATGTATCGCGCAACTTGTCCTTGGCTTCAGGCTTGAGCGGCTGCGCAAAGGACAGAACCCCCGAGGGCTTGCCCCCGTTGCCCGCCAACTTGGCCTGCTGCGCCTCCAGCGCACGGGAAAGCCCGATTGCCTCGCGCGCTTGCCGAATTGCTGGGAGGGCCTGGAAACCATCCAACGATGGGCCGCGCACGAAGAACACTTGAGACTGATCGAAATAGCCGTGCGTCTTGTCCGAGTAGTCCACCCGAATGCGCAAAGACCAATCCCGCTCTTGCTCAACACTCCACGACCCGGGCGGAACCGGCAGCAGTTCCCGCACCTCGCCGTTGACCACGTTCTTGATTGCCAGCGCGCCCTTGCCCAAAGCGGCGCAGAAAATCATTCCCTCGCGAAACTCGTAGCTTGTTTGCCAACTGTTGGGCTGGACCGCCAAGAGCCGATGCGCCCAATGGTCCCGCGCCGTGCTGCGCTGCACCATCTCTTGCGAGTAATCCTCACGCAGCACCCTGATAGGGATCTGCGCAACGCCCTCAGCGATAACGCGCGCGGCGCAGAACACCGATGCCACGTCCACCGCGTTGCGTTCGGTGACAGTGCCGCCCGCAGCCGTTGACCAGCCGATCCAGCCCGCGAAGCCCGCCGCAAGCTGGTTCAGCGTGTAGACCGCGTTTTTCTTTCGCAGCCCGAACATCAGAGAACCAGCAGCCCGTCAGTTTCAAGGTAGGACTGCCCGGCACCTTCGGCCCGCGCCGTCGCCGCCCCTACCGCCATCGCCAAAGCAACTGCCATGTCAATCCGTCCCGTTGCTTTGTGTTTCGTGAACCGCCGCAGGTCCGCAGGAGAGCGATCAAACGTCGCCGACATGACCGCCGATTGAAGCGCCGGGTTCATGTGCACGCGGATGCGCTGCTCCATGATCAGCGTCTCCAACTCGTCCACCGATCCTGGCATCCAGAGTTCGATATCTTCGCCGTCCGGCGTTTCCCGCTTGCGCTTGTTCCAGCCCTGCGGGTGATCCAGCATGGGAAGGCCGCCGCCCATGTCCTCGACCGTCGCCTCGAAATCCGCGATCAGGTAGTTATCGAACGCGACGAAATCCAAGTCGAACCGCTCGGCATCCTCCAGTAGATCAGCCGCGACGAAGTCCAGCCGCATTTTTTTGCCCGGAACCGCCGTCAGGAACCCGGCGTCAACCCACAGGTCATAGGGCGCGCCGTCCCGCTCAGCTCGCGCCCGCAGCGTGTCCGCCGGGGTGTAGCCATGAACGAAGGCTGCAAACCGGGGCTTGCCGTCCTCGGTGTGCCCGTCCTCGAACAGCAGCGCCTTTGCCGTCAGGTCGGACTTGGCGGAAAGGTCCAAACCAGCCCAGCCGCGCCGTCCTTCGAAGTCCTCCAGCACCAGCGTCGGATCTTCCACCGCCGCCCATGTATCCCGCCCAATCCACGCGCTTTCCGCATCGGTCCATTCGCAGAAGTGCAGCCTGCGGATGCCGTTCGCCTTCGCCGCAATCTGCTTCGCTTGCTTGACCTGGAGGCCGAGATATTCCTCGGTGATCGTCACGCCCAAAAGCGGGTTGGCCTTGATCCAACAGGAGGGGTCCTCAAACGGGTCGTCCTCGTCATCCAGCGCGCACACGTAGCTGAAGCTAGTGTCGTCGTCGGCCTCCCCATGCGCCACGGCAACTGCGTGTTTCCGCTCCTGCCAGCAGATGCTTTTCCGGTCGCTCCCGCTGTTCGTGATCATGACCAGCAGGGGCTGCTCGCGAAACTTGAAGCCCCGTTCAAGAATTTCGATCACGCCGCCGTCCGGGTGTTCGTGCACCTCGTCGCACAACGCGAAGTGAGGGCGCGGGCCGGAGCCTGTCTTTTTTGTCTCACGCGACACGGGCCGGAAGAAAGATCCGCTCTTGAGGTGGGCGAGGTTGTATTCCCGCCCCGGCCCGCCGCTGCGCCGGATTGCTCCGTCCAGTTTCGGGGCCTTGTCCACCATGCCGACTGCATCCCTGAACAGGATGCCTGCCTGCTCCTTTGTTGCGCCAGCCGCGTAGACCTGCGCGCCAGCCTCCCCATCCGCAACCATGCCATAGAGGCCGATAGCCCCGACCATGGGAGACTTGCCGTTTCCCTTGCCCTGCTCGATGTAGGCCCGCCGAAACCGGCGCAGGCCCGACCGTTTCCACTTCCACCCGAACAGCGAGCCGCAGATGAACTGTTGCGATGGCTCCAACTCGAACGGCAGGCCGTCAAACTGGCCCTCGCTCAGTCGCAGGACCGTCCGGCAAAATCGAAAGAACCTTTCCGCCGCTTCGGCATCCCAGACCAGCCCGCGCTCTTCCGCCGCTTCTAGGTCTTGCAGGTGCCGACCACATGCCGCCCGCACATGCGGCCCCGCGACGATCTCGCCCGCTTGGACAGCCAGCGCGTAGGCGGTGGCCGGGTCATGCCGTGAATTCACCATTTTTGCGGTTCACACCTCGCAAGACCTGTGCAATATAGTGATATGACCGGAGAACAATTCCGCGAATGGCTACACCTCATGTCGATATCCGCCGCCGAAGCGGCGCGACGTTTGGATGTCAGCCCGAACACCATCACCCGATACAAGAAGGCGGGCGGGCCTAGGATGCTGCGCCTTGCCTGCCTTGCTTTGTTCCACCGACTGGAGGACTAAACATGATCAAGCCGAAGGAATTTGATTTCCCCAACTCCGTAGACGTTAAATCAACTTACGACTGGGATGATCGCGACGACTTTGAGGACGGCATTACAACCGAAGAAGCGGCTGAACAAATCAGCGGCGCGGTTCAAGAAATCCTTAAAGGCGTTGACGCCTACCGCGATTCCTCCATGCACCAGCTAATGGCGACGATTTACAAAAAGCTTAAGCAAGATTTAGAGGCTGGGCTTGACTGCGACGACGGGCTTTCTTTTGATTTTCTTGCCTTTGATGGCAAAATCTTTTTGTCCTACTCAACGACTGAACTTGTCGCGGAAGCGGCCCGCGCCGCCTGCCAGCACCCTCATATGGACGCAGAAAGAAAAGAAGCCTTGGCGGCATTGTTTGAAAGCGCCGCGAAGCAGGTTCGCGACAGCATCTAGCCTTTTACTGCAGAAACTCATCCGCAGGGTCGGCGCTTTCCTCCTCGGGCGCCTGCACCTTGCTTCGGTCAACCGGCGTCCCACCCATCGAACTAAGGCACAGCCGCAACTGCGCGTAGACACTCACCGGCACGTCCCCCGCGTCGATCAGCGTCTGCAACTCCACCGCCATCCGCACCAGCGTCCGGTCACTCCGACCAAGCCACGGAAAGTCCGCGTTGAACTCGTCCCACATCGCAGCTTGCGCAGGCGTGAACCGCTTCGGAGCTGGCCCAAGGCTCTTGACCTTGGGCGTTGCGCGGTTGCGGAACATCTGCGGGTTTTTCACAACCGCGCCCGTAACCTTTGCGACCTCCTGCGGTAGCCGTGGCCGTCCTGCCATGCTCTGCCTCATTTCGATAATTTTAGAAGCGTGGATTTTTTGGATGCGAAAAAAGAGGTTCACGCACCGCTTTTCCTTTTCCCTCC